GATGAAGATGGGGTCGGAGGGGGTGCGGTCGATGCGCTCCGTTGCAGGGGCTTCCTTAATGGTGGGCGTGCTAAGCAAGCAGATAGATACACCAATCAAAAGGCAGAATGTTATTTCAAGCTTGCGGAATTAATCGAGCAGAACAAAGTTATTTTTAAAGTCAATCAGTTCCGGGATGTGATTGTTCAAGAACTGGATATGATACGCCGTAGGCAACCTGAAGCCGATGGCAAACTTGCTGTGATAAGCAAAGAGGAAATAGCCCGGATGCATGGCAAGTCACCTGATTACGCAGATGCTATTATGATGCGCATGTACTTTGAACTATTCCCGAACTACGGCAGCTATTCGTGGGCGTGAGGTGGTTACAATCTGTAACCGATTGCAATTTTAACAATTTTTAACAGAGTGCCTATTGTGCGTGTAACTATTTACACTACATTTGTCAAACAAATAACAACAACGCTATGGCAAACATCAATTTTAAAGACATCTGTGTAATCGATTACGACTACACATTCAGACATGACACCTCGAGTTACCACATCGTAGCAGCTGAAATCTGTGGTGTAGAAGCAACAGAAGAGCAGCTTGATGAAATCAATGAAGACAAGGATTTAGTTTGGGCATTACTCTACAAAGTGTGGTATTAATCAAACGAGGGGTGCGGCTCATCAACGCACATTAACTTTTAAAAATCAAAACTATGAAAGCAAGCAAAATCATTAAGTACATCGTATACACCGCAATCTTTTTTGCAATTCTTAACTATTGTCAAGAGTTAAATGATTGCCTGATGAAGTATTAATTCGTATCTTTAAAGTCTAAAATCAATAACAACATGAACTCATTTCACAAAGACAATTTGGAAGCATTGCAGAAGTTTCAGCAAATGCTTAACGCAACACCTGACCAACTCGGAATTGAAAAGACTCCCGATGGTAAGGCAAAGACCCTTGTAGTATCACACGTAGAAACCACCTTAGATGAAATGTTCTTCGGGCATTGGCGCACTGAGAATTTCAAGTGGGAGCGTATGGCTAACGAGGTAGTGGGTAGCCTTGACCTTGTAGTGATCCATCCAATAACCGGCTATGAATTGCGTAGAACAGGTGCAGCCTCTATCGTTATCATGGTAGACAAAGTACCCAGTGCGATAGCAGCCGACCCGATTGAGCGCAATAGGTGGGCATTAAACGCAGATAATAAAAAGCCGAACGCCTTAGACCTTGCCTTCCCTAAACTCAAAACAGAGTGCCTTAAAAACGCTGCATTGTCATTTGGTAAGTTATTAGGGCGTGACCTTAACCGCAACAACGTGGATGTGTACAAGCCATTCAAATTGAAGGGTAGCCTTAACGCATCCAACAAAGATGTGCAGTACATGCTTGAGTTAATCGAGAAAGCGCAAACATTGGATGATTGTGATATCATTTTGCAAGCATGCCCGCAGGAATATTGGGCACAGATTGAACCGTTAGTAAATGTTAAAAAACAGGAACTATCAGGATTGTTGTAGTATCTTAGCACCATCAATCGAGTTGTTCGGAATTTCCGAACAACTGAAAAAGGCAGTAGTTTGCGCTACTGCCTTATCATTTTCCTGCTGTCGGGAAGGTGTTATTTCCTAGACAAATTTAAATACCTCCTTGCAGTATTTTTATTCATACCTAGCTCATTGGCCGTCTGGGTAACAGGGTTTCTAACCTTGCCCTTATACTTCTCGTAAATTTCAGCGCAAGCAAGCAGGGTAATAGGGTAGCTCGTGATTAGCCCGTGCCTATGCAGGTCGGCTAAAAAGCCCGTATCTCTCAGCTTTCTAAGAAGCTCAATTTTTTCGTTGCTCATTATCTTCGTGCTAAGTTTTGAACTTGAGTGTATTTAACATCTTCCCGCTTAATATCAGATACAGCCACCCAAATAGGGGTACTCGCTATTGCGTTTGTCATATCCTGCATAGCTGATAAGGAGGGCGCTTGGCTTGGCATAGCTCCAACAAAGCCACCGCTAGCATACCCGGGCATATATTGCTGAAAGTGCCCTACTCCGTACCTTTGAACGGTTTCTTTCGGAACTACAAACTCGCCCCTGTGAACCGTTCCTGCTGGTTCGTACTTGCCACCATCGCCCGTATAACCACCGCTTGCAAAGCCTCCAATGGTTACGGCTTTAATATCAGCTAAGGCTTTGCCCGTTCTAGCAATCGCTGCCGCCGTTTGGATTCCTGCCACAATAGCGCCAAAGGGACCTAAGTTGGATGCGAAAGTCCAATAACCTTTAATCTCTTTTGGTAAATCACTAATTTTCATAATAATCAATTTTATAATCTGTCCATATTTTTACGTCAAAACCCTTTTGACGTAGTTCTTTTATTCTAAATTTTTGTATTTCACTTAACACGCCTTTAGGACGTTTGACTTCTATAAATTGTGCCACTCCATTTTTTAAACATAACAAATCAGGAATACCATTTACAGACGTTTTTATTAATTTTATAACCGTCCATCCGTCCGCTTCTAATTTCTTTTTAATTTTCGTTTGTATTGCTGATTCTAACATAGTACAAATTTATATTATAATGTTTTCTTAAACAAATTTAAAGTGAAGTTTTTTTTATTTTGAACTGATTTATAAATATTATATTCAATTCCACCCTTTGAAAATATCCAATAAATATCATTTGTAGCTCGTTCCATTGTGGTCAATCTATCACGTGATTGCCAATAACTTGTAGCGCTGAAGTCAATATTATAATAAACTAAATACTTTGCTTCTTTTAACGATATTCCCTCACGCCCTGATACAATTTGCAACGCTATACATTTGTCGGAACTGTTAAATTCTGTTAAATCTTCTGTTAAATTATCACCATAAATTGATTTTAAAGCGTTGAATTCCTCTTTAAATGTATAAAAAATAGCAATTTTTATACATTTAAATTTGTTATGTATAAATAATGCCTTATTTTTATCAATGACTTTACTTGAACCGTCCTCAAATTTGCAAGTTCCTGAGCTTAATTGATGTATTTTCTGCATTAACTTAACACCAGTATCTCCTAAAATAACCTGGCCTTCAGCATTTACTACTATTAAATCACGTTTTAGTCGTTTAATAACTTGGTATGTTATCGGTTGCATTTCGCATTCGAGTATATGCTCGTTAACTTCGGATGTAAACCCCGCCTGAGCTTGTGTAAACGTTATAATAAACGGCTCGATTTGTGGCATTATCTTAGATTCGACACCGTCTTTATAAACTTTTACTTTCGCATAGCCTAAATTTTGTTCTGTGACGTTCACATAGTCAGTGGCCCATTTATAAAAGTTAGTATATTGTTTAAATGGGCTGTAATTTGAAACCCACATTTGGTGATACCATTGCGAAAATGACTCAGGCGTGGGCGTTCCGCTTAAAAATATCATAGGCAAATGTGCATAACGTTTCTTAAATAATTGCGCTACTTTGTTAGGTTTAGGGAACGCTCCAAATCGGTGGTGTTCATCGTGAATAATTAAATCAAATTTTTCATTTACTAAGTGCAAAGACTCATCGTTAATTATAGTTAAACCAAAATTAAAATTAAAAGCTTCAAAGTCCTTTTGGATGCTACTAATAGCTTTCTTTTTTGTAAGAAATAGTACGTTAACAGCTCCAAATAGTTGAGCGGTATTCAAAGCCGTTAAAGTTTTACCGCAGCGCACCTCCATTGCTAAATACAATATTTGTTTTTCTTTTAGAATTTCAACCCCTTGGGCTGATATATCCTGTTGGTATTTTCTTAGTTGCATTTAAAATAGTTTTTGTTGTGCTACGTGGTTATTAATTCGTTCCATTGCTTTATCGAAATATTCTTTGTCAAGTTCACAAGCTGTTAATTCATATTTATAATCGTGGCACGCTATCGCAATGCTTCCAGAACCTAAATGTGTATCTAATATTTTATCGCCTTGCTTTGCGTATTTATCTAAAATCCATTTATATAGTGCAACTGGCTTTTGAGTTGGGTGTATTCTGTTTGTTTCGCTCCATAGTATTTGATAATCATTGCCTTGAACATTTCCAATATAAGTATATGAATACATCTTTACATTATTTGCATCGCTGTAATAAGCTATTTCGCACTCGCTAAATGTTGGAGCTACTTTTCTCCTACCTATATCTTTACCAAGTTTATTCCATATTATTCTACCTCCATTTAAACCCATTCCATCAAAATAATTTACACCCCAAATGATTTGTTTTTTAGAAACTCTTTTTAGTTCATTAAAAAAAGTAATGTCAGGAATTCCTTTATCCCAATTTTTTGGAGTGAATTTTTTACCTGTTCCTATTTGTCCATTTTTTGCAACTCCAATCCCATAAGGAGGGTCTACAATAGCTAAATCAAAATAGTTATCTGGGTAACGTGCCATCATTAACATATTATCCTCGTTTGTTATATTTAAACTCATATCTTTAAAATTGTAAGCCGTCAGGCGTTTCTTGGTTAATATCTGTTATTGTGAACCACTTAAGTCCGTTTGTGTTTCCTTCTGTAAATGTTAAGTCTTTGTAATTGCACCACTTTTGAATCCAAATAATGAACCTTTTATTGGTCAATTTGTACTGTGCATAGTCAGGATATTCACGTTTGAAATTATCTAAATAAACCTGTTTATCATTCATTGTATTGCAAGGTACATTTTCGTTATCGTTCATAAATTCCTCAAACTCGTTGCACGTTCCAGCTATAAATTTACGTCTTTTTGTATTCTTACTATTTTGCGAAATTAATCCCAAACTAAAATAAGTCTGTAAACATTCAACCATATAATTGTCAAAATTATGAAAGTCTTTTAAATCCCAGTCATCAAATAGCTGGCGCCCGAAATCTTGGTCGGGTGTTAAATTACGTCCGTAATATTGTGCAATTTCTAACTCGTGGCGTCTTCTGTCGTGACTGTTTCCATCGCCTCGAATTGCGTAATTTGTTGATAAAATAACTTTTGGGCTTTCGTGGATATTCAATTTTATAGCGTCTTTGTTTTTACGCTCCAAAGTAATACCCTCTGTTATTAAACTAAAATTATTTTCAAAATCGAAACCCTTTTTAACATCATCAAAAACTAATACTTTTGTTTCAAGTGAAATTGTTTGATAATTAAATGATTTTTTGCTATCAAATTGCTTACCATCAATTATATCGGTGCGTCTTATTTGACCGATTCCCTGAACAAATAAACCTTTGCCAGTTCCGCCTTCAGGGTTTTCGCTTATAACTTCATCGTTTAGTATAATAGCTTTGTTTTGCGACCGATTTTTATAATTTAATAGTATGTATCCAATTGCACATTCCATTGCCGTAGGATCACCGTGTGATATATTACTAATAAACTTTTTGAAGTCGTTATCGTTTGAGGTTGTTTTTTTCCAATCTCGCTGTAATATTTGACTGTCCCAAATATACCCATCCATATCGATATAATCATTTAGTACTGCATCTGTTTTGCTCACTGTTAAAATACCATTTTGATATGGAATATATGAAACATCTTTTGTATCTTTTAACATAAGTAAATCTATTGTTTCCAACATCAAAAGATATGACTCAGTAAATAAATTCGGATATGTTGAGCAATAATTAAAAACATCATTTAAACCCTTATTCAATAGGTAATTTAATACAAAATCTTTGATTCGTGCAATAGATGACTCCTTAACCTTTTTTTCGTGTATAAATACAAACATCGGTTTTTCTGTTCCATTTGGGTAATGTTTCATAAACCCCTTAGACTCTAAAAATATCTTATATTTAAGTGAGTCAATTTTAATTTTGTCTTTGTCATCTAAGAACCAAAAGTTGTCAGCATCGTGAACCTCTTCAATTTCTGTAAATTGGCTTTCGCTAATATTATGAATTTTTATAACTTCCTTTTTGCCCTTTGACAAATCCATTTTTATACGGTCAATTTTGCTATAGTCTTCAAAAAATTTACTATCAAATTGGCGTTTACGATATGCTGACTTAATTGTATTTTTTGCCTCTTGCTCCGAAAAATCTCCAATTGTAACGTTATTTAAAATGTATCCTTCAGCGTTGTATTGCTGTACACCGTACTCACAAAACGCCCCAGCAATATCAAAAATAAATGCGTTGCGTTCGCCTTCATTAAATCCTTTTGACCAGTTGAATTTCATAATTTTATCAATTATTTTATCTTCATCTGTAATAGGAATTAACGGCACTCGTTCCGAAAATGTGTAACCTTCATCGATTAACACTTCATCAAACATAGTCGCTTCATAATTGACGTATATGTTAGGGTCATAAGACTCAAAACAAACACGGTCAACGTTTGAGTTTGCAATATCGAAATATTCGTAATCAAATTTTTTCTGAAATGCTTTAAAGTATTTCGGGTGTGTTTCTTTTGTGGCTTCAGGAATTTTAACAACGCCCTTTATACCGTTACCGCTTGGACTGATAAACAACAGTACAAAATGGTCATTTTGTTTTAGCTCCTCCAGGTGGTTTAACATTGTGTTTTCATTTGGATATTTGTCAAAATCCACTACCATTAACCCGCTGTGAGTTATTAATCCGTTACCGTTACGCTCTGAAAATTCCCCTGCAAATAAGATACAAGGCAACTCGTTTTTAAGTTTTTCACCGCTTCGGATTCGTTCTATTAACTCTTTTGATTTACCTTGTTTTATTCTTTGTACCACTTTTTCAATTGGTACTATAAACGGTAATTCCTTTGATTTTAATAAGTCTTTAAATACTGATATTTTCATAGTTTAAAATAGTTTTTGTTGTGCTACGTGGTTATTAATTCGTTCCATTGCTTTATCAAAGTATTCTTTATCTAATTCGCACGCTGTTAAGTCAAACCCATAATCGTGACAAGCGATAGCAATTGAGCCTGAGCCTAAATGCGTATCGAGTATTTTATCGCCTTGTTTTGCGTATTTATCTAAAATCCATTTATATAACTCTATTGGTTTTTGTGTTGGGTGTATCTTACCATTTTTAGGAACTGAATATTTAAAAATCTTTGCTAATTTATCAAATGAAGTCCAAGCCATTTCTGCCATTGCTAAAGTAAAATCATCGCTAATACATTTATCCCAAACTATAAAACAACGGGTTGGTGGCAAATCAAAATAATTACCGCCCCAAATTATTTGCTCTTTTGAAACTCTTTGAAGTTGATTAAAATATTCTTTAGTAGGAACGCAATCCCAACCTTTATCAACTACTTCATTAAAATTCATTTTACCGCTTTTACCACCTTTGAATTTAGATCCAATCCCATAAGGCGGGTCAACAATAGCCAAGTCAAAATAGTTATCAGGATACCTTGCCATTAAAACCATATTATCCTCGTTTGTTATATTTAACATAATTTTTATTTTTAAAATAGTGTTATTTCTGATTTATTAATTAATGTTTTTGCAAATCCAAACTCTTCAATATCACTTAATTTTTGATGCTCTTCATTAATCCAATTTTCGGCTAATTTATGAAATGGTTTTTTAATTTCAAAACCAAATGCAATTCTTTTTAATTCTTGAGCAGCTATTAAAGTTGAACCTGAACCAGCGCATGGGTCAATAATTACATCGCCTTCATCTGTAAATGTTTCAATTAATTTTCTCAAAAGTTTTAAAGGTTTTTGAGTTGGGTGTAACTTTTCTACTGTTGCATCGTCACGTTCCCAATCGAAACAATTAAAAATCATTTTACCTTTGTTTCTAAATTTTGGTAATTTGTCTCTATAAAATATTAAACCATATTCGCAATTTCCGACAACTTTCATATTTGCTTTTAAAACTTGCGCACTGAAATTTTTACGAAACACTAAGTTAATATAATTATTTAATCCGTATCTTTTAGCTAATTGTATCAAATCCATTTGTTGGTCAAATGCACAAAAAACAATCATACAAGGCGCATCTCCTTTTTGTCTTACTTCGCCTTCAACTTTTATAGTTTTCTTCTCAGGCTTTAACATTGTACTACAAAAGTGCATAAACTCAGCAGGTCTAAAATCTTCATCAGTATCAAAAAAACTTTTACCAGCCAAGGCACTTTCGCCATTTGTATTGTCACCATCTTTATACCAAGCTGGATTTGAAGCGTAAGCGTTATTCCCTAAATTATATGGAATATCCGCTATTATTAATTGCGCTTTTGGAATAGCGTATGTTTTGAAGTTCTGGAAATGATTATTAAAAATTTGTGCTTTTTTCATTTTATATATTTTTTGTGTTAAAAAAACCCTCCGAAGAGGGTCTTTAATTTTTAGAAATCTAAGTCATCCGTTTCCGCTTCAGTCTCTGCAACTACTTCAACTTTTGTAAGGTAGCTTTTAAGATAAGCCTCCAAAATATCAAAGCAATCGTCTGCTGTTTGCGTATCTGTTAATTCGCCATCAAATTGAAAGTCAGGTGTTGTGTATTTAACAGCTCCCTTTTTGCCTTCAATAACTTTTTTAACAGAAACCCACTCGTTAATTAATCTTTTAGGTTCTTTTGAAAATTCTCCCCATTGCTGAACTGCTGACCCCTTTAATTGGATGTTTGCAAGTTCGCCATTTTCTAACATAATGTAAACCGATTTCACATAATGACCTCCAGCGTTTTTAACTTTGTCCTTAATTTCTGAATAGAAACCTTTTGCAATTTCACCACCTTTAAACGCTTTTACTGTTAACGGTTCCTTACCAATAAACTTTACTTCGTTGGAATAGACTCCTGAGGCACTCGCATCATTCCAACCTTTCACGTTCTCTAGTTGGTCAAGGATT